TCAGCCACTGAGCGACTACGGCGCAAATATACATCCAGCATGAGAGAAATTCCCAAATACGTGTATCAGAGTCGTAGCACAGAAAGCCTGGCCGGAGCCAATTTCAAAGGCAACGAGGTCAATGCCAATGCCGCCGAGTATCTCTACAATCCCAGCGATCTTGGCAACGTCAAGTTGAGAATCGTAGGAGATCCTGCATGGATACAACAGGGCAGTGTGTCCGAAGGGGTGAGCTCTGAAGAGTTCAATTATGGTGCTTTTCTTGCCGATGGCACCATAAATTTTGACAGCCAGCAGATCTTGTTTGAAATAGCATGGCAGCGCCCCAATGACTATGAACTCAATTCTGGTCTGGCCGACCCTTACGCCACTCGCAACGGTGAGAGAGAACCGCAACAGAGCTACATATACTTGGCCACCAAAATAATCAGCGAATTTCGACAAGGTCGATTTGAGCAGGTAATCGACGGCACCCTGTATCTGTTCCCAGTGCCAAACCCCAGGAATTCAGTCACTGACAAATCTGCGGCCGTGGCTGTTGACAATGCCGGCAACGATCCCAGAGACCAAGGTGTGACCACAGCAGTGGCTGATCTGGGCACCGTGGCCGGTAACCAGCGTGCAGCCCCGCCGGTGCTGGATATCATCAACACACTGCCAGGCATCAACAGTTCCATACCCGGAGAATCTACCACACTGTCAAATCAGACTGTTAAACCAGTGACCAGCAATGGCGTCACGGTAACTACTGCTATACCAGCACCGCCCAAGGTGGGCGCAGTGGGTCAGGCTCAGGTCTTGGACACGCAAAAGATAGCCACGAGTAACTAAACATGCCCGAAAATATACAACGCAGTCGCGGTCGTCCAGAAAATTATCGATTAGATCGAGGTGGGGTACCTGCCGAGTCGGGGCCATTCATTGGCAGAGTCATGAGCAACGTTGATCCCACCCGAGCCGGCCGTCTCAGAGTCTATATCGAAGCATTTGCCGACGGCGGTGACCTCAATGATGACAGCAACTGGACCACTGTGAATTATCTACCGCCGTACTATGGCGCCACGCCTAGTTTCAGCACTGCCGATGGCGGCGGAAGCTATCCTGGTAACAGAAACAGCTACGGTATGTGGTTTACTCCGCCCGACGTGGGCATTGATGTGATCTGTATCTTTGTCAACGGTGATCGCAGCCAAGGTTATTATATTGGGGCTGTGCCTGACGCTACTGTGAATCATATGATACCGGCCATTGGCGCCCGCGATCAGTTTATATCCGAAAACGAAGTGCAAAATGCCTACTTTGCCGGCGCTCCAAAGCTGCCGGTCACCGAAGTCAACGATCGCAATCCTGATTTTATCAATAATCCCACTTTTTACAATCTTCCAAAGCCGGTGCATTCTGTGGTGGCTGCCACTATATTTCAGCAAGGACTGATCAAAGACGTTGAGCGTGGCACCATCAGTTCAAGCAGTCAGCGCGAGAGCCCTAGCCAGACTTTTGGTATTTCTACTCCAGGGCGTCCGGTATATCAAGGCGGGTTCAAACAAGAAGACATTCCGCAACTGGTCAACTCTGACGGAATACAACCACAGGACGCCAGGGTCATTGGTCGCAAAGGTGGCCACACATTCGTCATGGATGATGGCGCCATTGATGGCACAGATCAACTCATGAGACTGAGAACCGCAGGTGGTCATCAGATCATGCTCAGTGATTCCGGTGAATTCATGTATTTCATACATGCCAATGGGCAGTCATGGATCGAACTTGGCAAAGAAGGAACAGTAGATGTCTACAGTGTGAATTCCATCAATTTCAGAACACAGGGTGACATCAATCTACATGCTGATCGCAACATCAACATGTACGCAGCATCGGCCATCAACATGAAAAGCGCCGGCAATGTCACAGTGGAAGCTTCGGTCAGCACCAGCATCATTGGAGTGGGCGGTGTCACGATATATTCAGACCAGCGAGTTGGTGTGAAATCGGACGGTACCCTGGCCTTGGACTGTAAAAGCACCGGCGGATTTAACAGCCAGACAGGGTTGATATTCAAAGGCAAGACCATCGATCTCAATGGACCTCCGGCTCCCACTGTGGTCAAACCTTTGTTTTTTGCCGACAAACTATTTCCCGATACCACGTTTGATCCATCCTCGGGATGGGAAGCCAAGACCAATCAATTGGCCACTATCGTGACACGAGCTCCCACGCACGAACCCTATCCTGCACACAATCAAGGCGTGAAAATAGATGTGTCATTTGGGGGCCAGCCCAGCCCCCCGCCCGATTCGGCTGTGATCCCGGCCGGAGTGACCTTGACTGGGGGATGATAGATCATGGCAGCCTATATTTTCACTGATCCCAGCACAGGCCTTCCCATCACAGTTCGCGGCCCGGCCACACTCACTCGTGACCAGGCTCAACTGATATTCACTCAGCAGTATCGAGCTGGAGCGCTGATCAATCTCAGAGCCGGTGACACGATTTCTGCAGCCACCCAGGCCGCAAATGGTGTGGCAGCCGCCCAGGCCGAGGCCCTGCAGTCACTGGCTGCCAACCCCAATGCGCTCAGCGAGGATCCTGCTGTAAGGATCATATCGAGGATCTTGGCCACGGTGCCGGTCACTGCAGGCATCACTGTGGCCGACTATGCGCTGCAAGTTCGATCTCAGACCAGCATAGGTGATATAACCGGCGTTCAGCTGACTGGTGTGTTGGCACAGGTGCACAAACTAGCAGGTCAAAACACAGAAGTGGTCACTAATCAAGGTCTTGGTCGATATGCGCTCACAGTTTCACAATTAGAAAAAGCCGGGTATATCAAACCCGGTACCTATCAGACCTATCAGGTAGAAGGTTCGCTGTCCACAGTCAATGTGTTGCGCAGCCCTGCAGTCTGGACCGGTAAAAATGGCATGTACAATCTCAATCAAATGCTGGTCAATGAAGTTCTGCAACGACAAACACTGCAAGAGTTGTTGCAGGATGCCTATGTGGAAATGCAGGCCGTGGGGGTCAAGTTGGATCGGTTGTCAGCACGCGAGCTGGCTGGGGCCTTGGCGTGTGGAGCCAAAGATCTGGCCAACGCCATACTGTGGCTCAACGGCAATGTGATACCACAAAGCATCGCCGATGAGTTTGCTACGTTGGTAAGAAACTGTGCTTATGCTGTAGATTTCAGCGACACCAAGATCAATGACTCGGTGAAAGATCGTGCATCAGCTGACAACACCACCAATACTGTGCAACGTGCCAGCCTCGACAGCGCCACTACCAGGATTGTTGGCAATGAAAAGATCGGTGAATTGACCTATGGAGCCGAACCAGAAAATCAAGTAGTGGCCCAGGTCTTGGCGGATATCAGGAATGCCACGGTGTTCCTTGAAACTGCAGTAAACTCAGTGTCGGTGCAAAATGTCACGTTGGCCACAAGCAAGGCCAAAGAAACACAGTTGCGCAGTTACATAGCGCAGGCCGACAATCTAATAAGTCAACTTGACTCTCTGAAAATACAGGCCACCAGTAGTTTGCCTTTTAGTCAGGCACAGATTTCCAACATAGAGTTTGTTATCGATCAAGTGGCCTCTATACGTGCAGCAGCAGTCACAGCATTGGACTATGTGACCAGGGTCATCAGGCAGCTTTCTAACCGGTAAATACCAGCATGGCCACATACATCGGATTCAACACCATTGATCAATACAAAAAGTTCACTCTCGTGGATTTTGAATTGATCAAACGAGATCTCCTGAATGCGTTTAACATTCGCGCTGGTAGCCTGCCTGGCCGACCGGCCTACGGCACACGAATCTGGAACTATGTGTTTGAACAGCAAACCACACAGACACAAAACGCTATCATAGCCGAAGTGCAGCGAGTGGCCGGCGGCGACCCTCGCATCTATATCAGTGACATCCAGGTATTCCCACAGGAAAACGGCATCTTGATACAGCTACAGCTCACAGTGATTCCCACCACCAATGCTGAAATCCTGTCGATTTTCTTTGATCTGCAGCAGCGCAACGCTTCGTTCGTATAAACTCAGCCGTTTTTATTTTCCATAAATAAACGATCAGAGCATCGGAAAGTAACAAACATGGCCACGACTTCAAGACAGACAGCGATTTTTGGTGTAGAAGACTGGAAACAGATCTATCAGACCTATCGGGAAGCTGATTTTCAAAGTTATGATTTTGAAACGCTTCGTAAAAGTTTTGTAGACTATCTCAGGCTTTATTACCCTGAAACTTTCAACGACTACATCGAAAGTTCAGAGTTCATTGCGCTCCTGGACATCATTGCATTCATGGGGCAAAGCCTGGCCTTTCGTACCGATCTCAACACACGTGAAAACTACATTGACACTGCTGAACGCCGAGATTCAGTGGTGCGGTTGGCCAACTTGGTCAGCTATGATCCCAAACGAAACATTGCCGCTTCGGGCTATCTCAAAGTGTTTTCGGTGTCTACCACTGAAAACATCACAGACTACAATGGTGTGAACCTGTCACAGGTCACAGTAGACTGGGCCGACCCCACCAATCCTGATTGGCAAGAACAATTTACAGCCATCATCAATGCCAGCCTGGTCAACACCCAACGAGTGGGGCGTCCCGGCAATCGCCAGACCATCCTGGGCGTGCGCACCGACGAATATGCCATCAATTTGGTACCTGGATTCTTGCCAGTGGTACCTTATCAGGCCACAGTGGATGGCATCAACATGCCATTTGAAGCAGTGAGCTCCACTTCAGTGAATCGCGACTATGTGTATGAGCCTAGCCCTCAGCCCGATGAGCCATTTAATGTGCTGTTCCGCAACGACCAATTGGGCTTTGACTCGGCCAATACCGGCTACTTCTTCTTGTTCAAACAAGGCGTGCTGCAAAACACCGACTTCAATCTTGCTGAGCGTATCAGCAACCGCACAGTAAACATCAACATAGAAGGTGTCAACAACGATGATCGTTGGTTGTTCCAGTTAGACAACGTAGGTACCATTGCTCGCGAATGGCTGTATGTGCCGTCGGTGTACACAGCAGCAGCTGAGCAACAGGTGGAACTGCGGCCCATTTATTCGACTTCTAGCAGGACCAATGACCAGATCACGCTGGTGTTCGGCGATGGTGTGTTTTCTGAAATACCTGTGGGCACCTTCCGTTGCTACACTCGTGCCAGCAACGGTCTCCAGTACATCATCAATCCCGAAGAAATGCAGAATGTGGTGATTCCTATCAGCTACATCAGCCGCAGTGGAAATCTTGAAACCATCACTTTTACCTGTGGCATCACACAGCCGGTGACCAATGCACAGGCTCGCGAAAGCATCGAAGATATCAAGCAGCGAGCACCGGCTCGCTATTACACACAAAACCGTATGGTCAGCGGTGAAGACTACAATATCTTCCCATTCACGACTTACAGCAGCATCATCAAATCAAAGGCCCTGAATCGTGCTTCCATTGGCACCAGCCGCTATCTTGATCTTGTTGACAACACTGGCAAGTATTCCAGCACCAATACGTTCAGCTCGGATGGTGCGCTCTGGCAACAGAACATTTTGCCTGCACTGTTGTTCTCCTGGGTGAATCGCAACGAAATCGCAGATTTCATCACCAATGATGTCCAACCGCAACTGGCGTTGGCCACCATGAAACAGTTTTATTATGCCAACTTTGATCGTATCACAGTATCCACAGGAACCGCAGCTGGTAGCACCTGGCAACAAAGCACCACTATCGCCAATGAAACCACTGGTTTCTTCCGCAATGCGGCCGGTACCCCTATTCCTGTGGGATCAAGCTCGGGCACTGATTTCAAGTATGTACAGGTAGGCAGTCTTGTTAGGTTTTCTGCGCCAGCCGGCTACTACTTCGATCGCAACAATAGATTACAAGCCGGTGAACCAACCAGAGCCGACGAACGCCTAACTATCTGGGCCAGTCCACAGGCCATCGTGGGCGATGGCTACAACAGCGGAGTGGGCAATCTCAGCAATGGTGTTGGACCAGTAACTATCAACAACTTCGTGCCCACGGGTGCCATAGTTGATGTGATCATTCCAGTTTTCGTCACGGATCTACCACTGAGCCTTGAACAACAAATGGGCGATCAGATCGAGCTTAATCGTAACTTTGGCATCGGCTATGACAATCTCACAGCCACATGGTATCTGATCACCAGCACCAATCTCGATGCTGATGCACCGTTCAGTTTGGCCAATGCCGAAAGCCAGACCGGGCAAGGATTAGACGCCAGCTGGCTGGTACAATTCGTGGCCGACACCAATGCCAACTACACAGTGACTTTCCGTGGCCTGGCCTACTATTTTGGTTCTGTGCTGCAAACACGCTTTTTCTTCTTTGATG